ATCTCTACTAAGGAGGTTGGAGAAGATATTGTTATAGGTTATGATACTATCAATGCAAAAGATTTTAGTGATCAAATAATTCTAAAAGAACTTAATAGCATAAAGGTAAAAGGAAAAGAAAAATCTATAAATATTTATACAATCTTATGACAACATCAAATGAAGCAATAAACAAAATAGAAACGCACGAAAAAGAGTGTTCTATCAGATACGCAAATATAGAAAAAAGACTAGAAGACGGCTCAAAGCGTTTTGACAAGCTAGAAAACATGATATGGGCTGTTTATCCTTTTATACTGGTATCCTTGGTTCTATCTAGATTTGTATGAGCAAAGTCCTGATAGGGATAATTATTGTTATGACAACAATAACCTATTATTTATATACACAAAACAAAGTTCTTTCAGCTAATAACATTGCTTTGAAAAGTGCTGTAGCCACACAAGAAGAAGCTATTGCTAGTTTACAAAACGATTTTGCGTTACAAACATCCAGCTTATTAGACTTACAAAGTCGCAATCAAGAAATTCAACAAGAAATGACAAGGTACCTTGACATATTTAAAAGACATAACTTAACCAAATTAGCCGCAGCTAAACCTGGTTTAATAGAACCTAGGGTAAACAAAGGGACAAAAGATGTATTTGATAGCATTGAAGAAGACAGTCGTAACATTGACAGTCTTGATGATGGTTTGCAGTTGCAGTCTGTTACCAACTAAACAGATAGAAGTAACTGCAAAACCAATGGAAAGAACCATTGTTCAACCAATTATGCCTAGAGAAATAGATCTTAAAGATCCATATTGGTATGTAGTCTCAGATAAAAACTTAGAAGAGTTTTTAGCAAGGGTTGAGAAAGACCAAGGTCAAGTGGTATTCTTAGCTATGTCTGTGCCCGATTACGAGCTTATGGCATATAATATGCAAGAATTAAAAAGGTATATAAATGAGCTTAAAGAAGTTGTTGTCTATTATAAAACAGTTACTACAAAGGAGCAGTAATATGAACATATCAAAAGAAGGCTTGTCCCTTATTAAAAGGTTTGAAGGCTGTGAATTAGAAGCATATAAGTGTGCTGCTGGTGTTTGGACAATAGGATATGGCTCAACTAAAGGCGTTAAAGAAAACGATACTATTAGTCAAGAAGAAGCTGATAAATTACTTTTACATGAAATGGAAGAGTACGAAGGGTATATAAATGATATGGTTACTGTTGATTTAGAACAAAACCAATTTGATGCTATGGTTTCTTGGGTATTTAACTTAGGACCTGCTAATTTAAAAGCTTCTACTTTATTAAAAGTATTAAATGCTAAAGATTATGAAGGCGTACCAGCACAAATAAAAAGATGGAACAAAGCTGGAGGCAAAGTTTTGCAAGGTTTAATAAGAAGAAGAGAAGCGGAATCTTTGTTGTTTGCAGGCAAAGAATGGCATGAGGTTTAACAATGCCGTTGCAGAAACTTACATTTAGACCAGGTATTAACAGAGAAGGTACTGCTTATGATAACGAAGGCGGTTGGTTTGATTGTAATTTAGTTCGTTTTCGTAAAGGTAGACCAGAAAAGTTTGGTGGTTGGGAAAAAACAACAACTAATACATATCTAGGTACAGGCAGGGCTTTGCATCCTTGGATTTCTTTAGAGGGTACTAAATTTTTAGGACTAGGTACAACTTGGAAATATTACATAGAAGTAGGTAATGCTTTTAATGATATAACACCTATAAGAGCTACTACATCAGCAGGTGATGTTACGTTTTCCGCATCAAATGGTGACGCTACAATTACTGTAGCAGATACAGCTCATGGTGCTGTCAAAAATGATTTTGTTACTTTTAGTGGTGCTGCAAGTCTAGGTGGCAATATTATAGCCACTGTTTTAAATCAAGAGTATGAAATATCAAATATAGTAAATGCTAATAGTTATACTATTGAAGCGAAAGATACGTCTGGTGCTACTGTGACAGCCAATGCTTCTGATTCTGGCAATGGAGGATCATCTGTTGTTGGTACCTATCAACTAAATGTAGGTCTAGATGTGTATGTTCCAGGAACAGGTTGGGGACTAAATGGATGGGGACAAGGTGCTTTCGGTAGTACGTCTGCATTAAGTGATACCAATCAGCTTAGAATTTGGACGCATGATAACTTTGGTGAAGACTTAATAATAAACCAAAGAAATGCAGGCATATATAAATGGACTGAAAATAGTGGTTTGTCAGCAAGAGCTGTAGATCTATCTGGGATTTCAGGTGCTAACCTAGTACCTACCAAAGGTTTGCAAGTCATCACATCTGAAAAAGACAGGCACTTAATTGTTTTAGGATGTGATCCTATATCTGGTTCTGCTAGAACAGGTGCTATTGATCCTATGCTTATAGCATTTAGTGATCAAGAAAATGCTTTAGATTTTGAACCATTATCTACAAACACAGCAGGTTCTCTTAGATTGTCATCCGGTTCATCTATTATTGGTGGTGTAAAAGCAAGGCAAGAAATATTAGTTTGGACTGATACAGCTCTTTATAGTATGCAGTTTATTGGGCCGCCATTTACTTTTGGTATTAATTTAATTAACGAAGGTACAGGGTTGATAGGTCCTAAAGCAGCAATAACTACTCCCAATGGTGTGTATTGGATGAGTTATAACAACTTTTATTCATACAACGGTAGTGTGGCAACTTTACCATGTTCGGTTCATAACTATGTGTTTACAGACATAAATCTTACACAATCTTTTAAAATTAATGCGTTTACCATAAAGGATAAAAGTGAAGTAGGTTGGTTCTATTGTTCATCTAGCTCAGATGAAATAGACAGATATGTTATGTATAACTATGTTGAAGGTATATGGTTTTATGGACAGCTATCAAGAACAGCATGGCTTGACTCTGGTATAGAAAATTATCCTAGGGCTGTAATGAATGGATATTTGTACCAACAAGAAAAAGGTTTTGATGATGATGGTTCTCCTATGACTAATGTTTATATTGAAAGTTCTGATTTAGATATAGGAGATGGTGAGCAATTTAGTTTTTTAAAAAGAATAATACCTGATTACAAATTTATAGAAGATCAAAATAATGGACATGTAAATATTGTTTTAAAAACTAGAAACTTCCCAGGTGATTCTTTAACAATAAATTCAACTAACGCAATAAGCTCTACTACACAACAAGCTTATGTTCGCAGTAGATCAAGGCAAATAGCATTAAGATTTGAATCAGATGATAATGCTACAGATGATGGTAATCTTGGCATAGGATGGAGGTTAGGAGCTACACGTATAGACATAAAGCCAGATGGTAGAAGATGAGCAAGCTTTTACAAACTCAATTACCATTAGCAGTAGGTCCTGTAGATCCAGAACTTTTTAATCGTCTAGTTAGAATACTTGAGATTAATCTCGGTGCAATAGATCTTGATAATGTTAGACAAATAAGTGATCCAGAAAAAAATACGCTAAAGTTTAATGATGGTAGCATTATATGGAATACAACAGTTGGTGTCCTTCAAGTTTATACAGGCAACAAGTGGGTTGACATAGGTGAAAGAACACTAGAACAAGGTTTTGAGATGACATCTAGTGTTGGTAAGGTTACTATTAAGATAGCAGGTAGCACAATAATTACTTTATGAGCAATACAGCAGAAGACCTTATATACCAAACAAAAAACCTTTTACTTACCTATCCTGCTGACTGGTACATACAAAAAGATACATTTGATGCTGTAAAAGAATCTATAGCACCCATAGTTAGTTTTTACGAAGATAGTGGCGTAGAGCCTAGAAAAGATACCAAGTTAGACAAAATTATTGAAGAACCATTAAAAGATGTGTACACAGTACCATTCTTTTCTGAGAAGTTTTGCGACATACTTTTAGATGAAATGAAGAATTTAGAAGACCATTTTGGCTTTGTACCTAACCCAGAAGAAGATAATTTACGACAAATACCAGAAATAACTTTTCAAGATAATTGCCCGCAAATCTTTCAATCTTTGATGCAAACGATATATACTATAGGCAATCCTATATTTTTGAATATTTGGAATCGCCATGTAGACAGTGGTGCAATACAAATAGCAAACTATAATTTAAGGGATAAAAAACAAGGTGCTTGGCATCATGATGCAAGTGCTGATATTAGTATGGTAGTTCCTTTGAACACTGGAAAGTACAAAGGTGGCGGAACTGAGTTTTTGAAACGTGGTACAGTCGAGCCATTACCTACAGGCCACGCTCTAATTTTTCCGAGTTTTACTCACATGCATAGAGGACTTGCAGTAGAATCAGGAGATAGATACTTATTAGTATTTTGGTTAAAATGTTTACAGGAATAATAGAGCATGAATAGAATAGACAACTCAAATAAAGGCATAGCAGGTTTAGGAAGAGGAGAAGATTCTATGCTTGCCCACGTAGCACCAGGAGAAATGGTAGTCCCACCAGTTATCTCTCCACAAACACAAGAAATAATTAAAAGAGAAATGATGTCTGCTGGACTAGATCCCAATGAATATACTGTGGGTCAAGGCATGTCTATTAACCCTATTACAGGTATGGCAGAGTTTGGCTTCCTTAAGAAGCTAGGTAAAAGTTTAAAGAAAGTAGTTAAAAAGGTAGCACCTGTTGCTATGTTTATACCTGGAGTTGGTACAGCACTCGGTGGGGCATTAGGTGGTCTAGGTGGACTAGCTACAAAAGGTTTAACTAAAATAGGGTTAGGCAGTGTTGCAAGTGGACTAGGAGGATTAGCCTCAACCGCTGCAAGTGGAATAGCTGGTTTAGGCATACCTGGTATTTCATCTATAGCAGGTGGTACAGCAGGTGGTTTTGGTGGGATTATGGGCGGATTAACCAATCCTTTAGCTGGTGGTATGTTTGGACAAACTGGATCTACTTATGCAGGTGGACCTGCTGCTGGAAAAGGTTTAGCAAATAGATTTGGTTTAGGGAGTGGTACACCAGGACAAGTTGCTGCATCAGGTCAAGCTCAACAAGCCCAACAAGCATTACAGACAATGACACCAGCACAAATAGCTGCAAACCCACAGGTATATCAACAATTACTAGCTCAAGCTAATGCTTCATCAGGATCTCCTTTTGGAAATTTCTTTGGTGGAGGCGGTGGAGGCGGAGGAGGTCTTGGTGGTTCTTTAGGAATGGCTGCCCTTGCTGCACTATACGGTAAAGCTGTTAAAGATGATTATACAAGTAAAGAAGGTGGACTCAAAGATATAAGGCAATCTGTAAGACCAGATCTTATGCCAGCTCCTACATTTACAGGTTTTGACTTAGGCGTTAGAAAGAATGCTTCCATGGGTGGCTTACAAGAATTACGACCTAAATTTGCTATGGGCAGATCAGTAATGGCTAACGAATTAGATATGCGTATGGGTGGTCCTTCAATAGGTCCGGGGA